TTAATAAAACTCTATACCCGTAATCTTCAATGAGTTCTGGCGCTTCCCTTTAATTCCTTTTACATATTCAAAATGAATGTTTTTGATTGCCATCTTTATGAATTCAGTTTTTAACTCATCTTCCATTAATTCCCAGCCGTTTAGCAATGAATACTTGAAATTTTTAATCTTCTCATAGTTAAAAGTCTTACCCTTATCATTATCCTTGCGCTTTTCATACTCATGTATTTCTTTGTCAATACGACTTATTATTGGAAAAGCTTCATCCTTATCCATCATACCTTCTATAAAAAGTGTTTGACATCTAGCGCGTTCTTTTCGCAACTTTTCAATATCGATGCCGACATCTTCTATTTCTTTAGGTTGGTTTTCGATTTTATATGATGTTAAATCAAATTGTTTTAGATAATTGTAAAATTGTTTTAAAACCTCGCCTTCGTCGATGTTACATGCATTTTTATTTTTAGTATTTTTGCAGTTAGAACAAAAGTATAGTTTAGAATACCAAACTTCTTTATTTTTAGGCGTATGCTTGACTGTGTTTAAAGTCAATTTCTGGTTACAGTTTGGACATAATAGTTTACTTCTGAAAATAGCGTTATGTTTTACGATTGTAGAGTTAGTTTTTTCACTTATCCTTAATTTTATTTCTTCGTATTCTTCTTCACTTATAATAGCTTCGTGGGTGTTTTCGACGAATATGTCACCGAAAACAAGATGACCTCTAGCTACCGGACTCGTTAGAGCATTGCCTATAACTGATCTGTGCCAGTTTTTACCTAAGGGTGCTTTGTATTTAGAGTTGTTCAATTTTATAGTTATTTCTCTTAAACTAGTACCTTTTTTCGCTTCTTCTACTGCAAATCGTAATACTTTTTTATATTCATTAGGCACAAATTTATCGTTTACTCTGTCGTAATAGAAAGGAGGGACAGTTTTAGCTAACCCTTTTCTAGCTGATGCGCGTCGACCCATTGCAGTACGCTCTTGAATTGTAGTACGCTCCCACTCTGCCATAGCACCTACTAATGTTACGAACAAACGTCCCATAGCAGAAGTTGTGTCATATACTTCTGTTGCGCTCCTAAACAACACGTTTTTATTCTCAAACAATTCTAGTATCTCTAGTAAGTCTTTAACACTTCGAGTTAATCGATCTAGTTTATAGACTAAAACCAAATCAAAATTATCTATTTCATTCAACATTTCTTGTAAAGCGGGTCTGTCTTTTTTAGCTCCGGAGTATCCAGCGTCAGTATATACTTTATGAATTTTCCAGTCGTTTATGTCGCTGTAAGCTCTTAATTTTCTTTCTTGTTCTTCGATAGAGTGTCCTTTTTCTTTTTGTTCAAGTGTACTCACTCTAGTATAAATTGCTACTTTCATGTGCTCCCTCCTCAAAATTGGCAAAAAATAATAAGGGTAGGCGGGCTACCCGTGAAAATTGTATAAAAAAAGAGAGAGCGCAGATGCACCCTCTCATGTCGCAAATATTTCAGCGACTTGTCTAATTTGAAGCTTGCCGCAAATATTTCAGCGGCTTGTTTTGTATATATGTAATATACCATCAAAGAGAGTGTAGTACAAGCGATTTAACTAAGAAATCTATTTTTTATACTATTTTCAATTTTATTGTTGAACAACTATTGCTTCGCTTCTTGCTTTTCCTACTTCTTTTCTAAAACTATCATATGATTGATTAGGATGTGTTAACGACATTCCTGGACCACCTCCAGCATGTTGGTTTTTGTCCGGATTATTTTCCATTTCTTCAGTGGCTCTTTTAGCATTTAAATATTCTTCGTAACTAGGTTCGTTTGGGTCGCGTGGTTGTGCTTGTTGTCCATTATTGGTAGCTGGAAGATTCTTCTGTACCTGTTGCTTAGATGTGTTATTGGTTTGTTGATTGTTGTTAATGTTTGTGTTGTTCTCGTTGTTTACTTGATTATTGTTATCGTTTTGATTAGCATTTTCTTTTTTAGCTTCTGCTTTTTCTTTAGTTTCTTTCTTTTTATCTTTGTTCTCTTTCTTTGTTTCTGTTTTTTTACTTTCTTCTTTTTTGTCTGTATCGTTACTACCACATGCGCCTAACACCAACGTACTTGCTAATAGTAAACCTAATAATCTTTTCATTTTCATTTCTCCTTTGCTTATATTTCCTTATATTTAAAAACTCTCAACGGCTCAAATGTAATAGAATACTCGCCGTAGTGGGTACCAATACCATATATCTTTTTGTATTGTTCTATTGCTTCTAATATGTATTCTTCGCTTAATTGTAGATACTCAGACAACTCATACAAGTTACGTACGCCATAATTATAAGCTTCTACAATTTCGCGTAATGGAACAGCTGAGATAAAGCCGTGTCGTCTTGCGTAATTTTCGAACTTGCGATTGTTGAAATTTGATTGATCTAAAATGTTGCCATACGTCAACTTATGGTGGGCAAGTTCCTCATATAATACTTCAGCCTTGCGTGTTTCTGACAATTTATTGTCTATAAGCACAATTCCATCTGAATAAAAACCTGCATATCCCTCTGGAAGCTCTACAAAATCTTTTACTTCTATGTGGTCATTTTCAATTAATATTTTTTCATATCTCGACATCAAAACCTTACCCCTTGCTGTTTAATCTTTCTTTTTAAATCTGTCAATTAATCCCATAATATAGTCTACATCTTCTTGTTTTAATTCCCCCTCAAGATGAGCTGCCATAGTTTGATGTTTGTCAGGTTCCATAGCTTTCAGTCCGCTTAATTCATCTAAAGATACATTAAAATAATTTGCTAAAGCACTTGCGTGTTCCATAGAAGGGCTAGTTAGACCTTTTTCCCATCTGTCGATTGATGCTTTTGAAAATTTAACTTCGTATTTTTCATTTAGTCTGGTTGCTAATTCTTGTAAAGACAAGTTTCGAGACTTTCGTAAAGTATTTAAGTTACTAGGGAAATTTGACATTTATTTTACTCCTTAATTTGTATTTTACAAACTTATTATATAAGTTTGTTCTCATTTTTGCAACACATTTCACAAATTTATTTCTCAAAAATGAAATTTATTTGTTGACACCTAAACTAACAGCTTGTATAGTGGTTAGTGTAATCTCATAAATGAGACGAAAGGAGGATGGAAAAGTGAATAAAGTTAGATATCAGAATTTGAGGAACTTCATTGATGAGAGCGAATATACACACAAACAAGTTGCAGATATGATTGGTATGAACCCTGCTAGATTCAGTCAAAAGATAAATAAAAATAAAAGCAACTTTACTATTGATGAAGCTAGTGCAATATGTACTGTTTTAAAAATAAGTATGGATGATTATTTTTTTAATCAAAACGTCTCAAAAATGAAACGTATAAAAGAAAAACAAACAACATAAAGGAGGACACTATGGAACAAATCACATTAACTAAAGAAGAGTTGAAAGAAATTATAGCGAAAGAAGTTAGAGAGGCTATAAACGGCAAGAAACCAATCAGTTCAGGTTCAATTTTCAACAAAGTAAGAATCAGCCATAACGATTTTGATGAAATTAATAAAAAGTTTGCTTATACAGAACGTTTAAGAGGTGCTGACAATCTCGGCTTAGGACATCCATTATCTTTGAAGAAATATCAACACGGAATAGGATGTTATGAAAATTACAAAGCATACGCTAGTGAAATTCACGACCACATTAGAAAACTTACATTATCAGCTTTTGGTGTAACGCTTAATTCTGATTTGAAAGAGAGTGAATACGATGAAGCTAGCAGAATGTATAACATGTTAAAGAACTTCTATTTATATCGTTACCAAAAACGAATTGAAAACTTGTCAATTGAAGATTTCGAATAAAGAAAAAGTCACATCTTAATAGGAGGAAAACAAATGCAAGATTTAAAAAAGATTCATGAAATAGCAGTAAAAATCATCGAACTAGCAGAAAAAGAAAAATGGAGCGAAGAGGAATTACTAACGACAATAGACCTCTTACATCTCCAAAATAAAAACTATTTACCAGAGTTACCTAGTTTAGATACTACGTTATAGAAATGTTGATACATTTTTTCTGTGTTTTCAGCAGTGGTATGCGAATGATGTGTATTATTACTACTCGCTCGCACATTTAAATGTTCTAAGTAACTTTTAGTTAATTCTAAAGCTATTTCTTTATCAGACATACTTATCACCTCCTTAGGTTGATAACAACATTATACACGAAAGGAGCATAAATATTATGCAAGCATTACAAACATTTTGTTTCCAATAAAAAAACACATGCTTTGTCGTGGAAAGCATGTGCTACGGAAATTTTGTTTGATTCTAGTCGCCACGACTAACAGCTCAAGTTTTGCTGGTATCGTCCCCAGCCCTGTAATGAGCTTAGGTGTTCAATCAAAGTCTAGCGTCCTATAAGTTACTACCTTACAGTACGCATACCTTTTTAACGCCTCAGTTGGCGATGGAGCACAACAAACGATGCTCTGAATTTAGATTTACTTATCTATAGAACCACAGGGTGATTTAAAACCTCGCATAAGCAAGGCCATCACCTCCCAGTTTATGTGGGGTTGAGATAAGTATATAACGAAATTCCGTTACAAGCAATAAGGAGTGTTAAGATGCTGAACTTAAAAGAATTGAGAGAAGAAAAGGGGATAACACGCTATCAACTAGCGAAGCTAACAGAATTACAAAACTCGACAATTCGATCTATCGAAACAGAAGTTAAAAACCCCGGTTTCCTCACAGTAAAAAAAATATGCGATGCACTACAAATTGATATCGCTAATGTAAAGGAGAAATAAAATGCAAGCATTACAAACAAAATCGAACATCGGAGAAATGTTCAACATACAAGAAAAAGAAAATGGAGAAATCGCAATAAGTGGTCGAGAACTTCATCAAGCATTAGAAGTTAAGACTGAATATAAGAAGTGGTTTAACAGAATGTCTGAGTATGGTTTTGAAGAAAATATCGATTTTACAAGGGTGACCCAAAAATGTCTTACCCAAGGTGGTTATCAAAATATGACTGACCACGCTCTAACACTAGACACTGCAAAAGAGATTGCAATGATTCAACGTAGTGAACCTGGTAAACGTGCAAGACAATATTTCATCCAAGTTGAGAAAGCATGGAACAGTCCAGAAATGATTATGCAACGTGCATTAAAAATTGCTAACAACACAATCAATCAATTAGAAACAAAGATTGAACGTGATAAACCAAAAATTGTATTTGCAGATGCAGTAGCTACTACTAAGACATCAATTTTAGTTGGAGAGTTAGCAAAGATCATTAAACAAAACGGTATAAACATCGGGCAACGCAGATTGTTTGAGTGGTTACGTCAAAACGGATTCCTTATTAAACGCAAGGGTGTGGATTATAACATGCCTACACAGTATTCAATGGAACGTGAGTTATTCGAAATTAAAGAAACATCAATCACACATTCGGACGGTCACACATCAATTAGTAAGACGCCAAAAGTAACAGGCAAAGGACAACAATACTTTGTTAATAAGTTTTTAGGAGAAAAATAAAAATCTTAATAGGAGGAATTATCAATGAACACACTATACAAAACAACCCTCCTCATCACAATGGCAGTTGTGACGTGGAAGGTTGTAAAGATTGAGAAAAACACAAGATTTAAACTTAGAAATTTTGATTATCCAAAAATTAATAATGCTCAGAGCAAATCATTGTTGGATATTGCTAGTCACGATCTAAAAGATATTTAACTGTATTCAAAATTTTCATATCTTGTTGAGCTTTTAAGCTTTCGTATAAAGCTATTGAATAAATAATTTCGTAAGATACGTTTTCAGGAGCATCTTCTTTCAACTTATTTATTCTATCTCTAAAAAAGTCACTGTCACCACCGAATTCTTTTTCGGCTTGATTACTAAGTTCACCAAAGAAATTTTGAAAATCATTAAATTCCATACTTATCACCTCCTTTCACTAGGAGATAACTAAATTATACACGAAAGGAATGGTAGAAGTGCCACCACACATTCAACAAATGTTATACGAAATCCAGTTAAAAGCTGGTATACCTCAAAAATTAATGGAAATGCAAGGTTTGATAAACGATGAAACAACCAAAGAGGAGAAAAAAGAAAATGAGCAACATTTATAAAAGCTACCTAGTAGCAGTACTGTGCTTTACAGTCTTAGCAATTGTACTTATGCCGTTTCTATACTTCACTACTGCATGGTCAATTGCAGGGTTCGCAAGCATAGCGACTTTCATGTACTACAAAGAATGCTTTTTCAAAGAATAAAAAAACTGCTACTTGTTGGAGCAAGTAACAGTATCAAACACTTAAGAAAAAATTCATGTTCAATATAAAACGAAAAACGGAGGAAGTCAAGATGTATTACGAAATAGGCGAAATCATACGCAAAAATATTCATGTTAACGGATTCGATTTTAAGCTATTCATTTTAAAAGGTCATATGGGCATATCAATACAAGTTAAAGATATGAACAACGTACCAATTAAACATGCTTATGTCGTAGATGAGAATGACTTAGATATGGCATCAGACTTATTTAACCAAGCAATAGATGAATGGATTGAAGAGAACACAGACGAACAGGACAGACTAATTAACTTAGTCATGAAATGGTAGGAGGTCGCTATGAAGCAGACTGTAACTTATATCATTCGTCATAGGGATATGCCAATTTATATAACTAACAAACCAACTGATAACAATTCAGATATTAGTTACTCCACAAATAGAAATAGAGCTAGGGAGTTTAACGGTATGGAAGAAGCGAGTATCAATATGGATTATCACAAAGCAATCAAGAAAACAGTGACAGAAACTATTGAGTACGAGGAGGTAGAACATGACTGAGGAAAAACAAGAACCACAAGAAAAAGTAAGCATACTCAAAAAACTAAAGATAAATAATATCGCTGAGAAAAATAAAAGGAAATTCTATAAATTTGCAGTATACGGAAAAATTGGCTCAGGAAAAACCACGTTTGCTACAAGAGATAAAGACGCTTTCGTCATTGACATTAACGAAGGTGGAACAACGGTTACTGACGAAGGATCAGACGTAGAAATCGAGAACTATCAACACTTTGTTTATGTTGTAAATTTTTTACCTCAAATTTTACAGGAGATGAGAGAAAACGGACAAGAAATCAATGTTGTAGTTATTGAAACTATTCAAAAACTTAGAGATATGACATTGAATGATGTGATGAAAAATAAGTCTAAAAAACCAACGTTTAATGATTGGGGAGAAGTTGCTGAACGAATTGTCAGTATGTACAGATTAATAGGAAAACTTCAAGAAGAATACAAATTCCACTTTGTTATTACAGGTCATGAAGGTATCAACAAAGATAAAGATGATGAAGGTATCACTATCAACCCTACTATCACTATTGAAGCGCAAGAACAAATTAAAAAAGCTATTACTTCTCAAAGTGATGTGTTAGCTAGGGCAATGATTGAAGAATTTGATGATAACGGAGAAAAGAAAGCTAGATATATTCTAAACGCTGAACCTTCTAATACGTTTGAAACAAAGATTAGACATTCACCTTCAATAACAATTAACAATAAGAAATTTGCAAATCCTAGCATTACGGACGTAGTAGAAGCAATTAGAAATGGAAACTAAAAATTAATTAAAAGGACGGTATTTAATTATGAAAATCACAGGACAAGCGCAATTTACTAAAGAAACAAATCAAGAAAAGTTTTATAACGGCTCAGCAGGGTTTCAAGCTGGAGAATTCACAGTGAAAGTTAAAAATATTGAATTCAATGATAGAGAAAATAGATATTTCACAATCGTATTTGAAAATGATGAAGGCAAACAATATAAACATAATCAATTTGTACCGCCGTATAAATATGATTTCCAAGAAAAACAATTGATTGAATTAGTTACTCGATTAGGTATTAAGTTAAATCTTCCTAGCTTAGATTTTGATACCAATGATCTTATTGGTAAGTTTTGTCACTTGGTATTGAAATGGAAATTCAATGAAGATGAAGGTAAGTATTTTACGGATTTTTCATTTATTAAACCTTACAAAAAGGGCGATGATGTTGTTAACAAACCTATTCCGAAGACAGATAAGCAAAAAGCTGAAGAAAATAACGGGGCACAACAACAAACATCAATGTCTCAACAAAGCAATCCATTTGAAAGCAGTGGCCAATTTGGATATGACGACCAAGATTTAGCGTTTTAAGGTGTGGTTTAAATGCAATACATTACAAGATACCAGAAAGATAACGACGGTACTTATTCCGTCGTTGCTACTGGTGTTGAACTTGAACAAAGTCACATTGACTTACTAGAAAACGGATATCCACTAAAAGCAGAAGTAGAGGTTCCGGACAATAAAAAACTATCTATAGAACAACGCAAAAAAATATTCGCAATGTGTAGAGATATAGAACTTCACTGGGGCGAACCAGTAGAATCAACTAGAAAATTATTACAAACAGAATTGGAAATTATGAAAGGTTATGAAGAAATCAGTCTGCGCGACTGTTCTATGAAAGTTGCAAGGGAGTTAATAGAACTGATTATAGCGTTTATGTTTCATCATCAAATACCTATGAGTGTAGAAACGAGTAAGTTGTTAAGCGAAGATAAAGCGTTATTATATTGGGCTACAATCAACCGCAACTGTGTAATATGCGGAAAGCCTCACGCAGACCTGGCACATTATGAAGCAGTCGGCAGAGGCATGAACAGAAACAAAATGAACCACTATGACAAACATGTATTAGCGTTATGTCGCGAACATCACAACGAGCAACATGCGATTGGCGTTAAGTCGTTTGATGATAAATACCACTTGCATGACTCGTGGATAAAAGTTGATGAGAGGCTCAATAAAATGCTGAAAGGAGAGAAAAAGGAATGAATAGACTAAGAATAATAAAAATAGCACTCCTAATCGTCATCTTGGCGGAAGAGATTAGAAATGCTATGCATGCTGTAAAAGTGGAGAAAATTTTAAAATCTCCGTTTAGTTAATACAGGTTTTTACAAAAGCTTTACCATAGGCGGACAAACTAATTGAGCCTTTTTTGATGTCTATTACCCAGGGGCTGTAATGTAACTTTAATACTTCAAATTCAATGCCAGAAAGTTTACTTATTGTTTCTAGGTTGTGTCCTGACTTTAACATTCTTTTAACAAATTCTAATCCCGAAACAAATCTTTGTTTTTCTATAATCTTATTAAAGTGATTTAAAAACTGAGGAGCATAAAACTTATTATAAATTCCTTTTTTTGTTAAGTAAGACATGTCAAAAGTTTCATTTAAAACCCCTAACCTTACTAGGTTATTAATTGAAATTTCGGTTGATTCTATATCTAACGGAGAGTCTTTTATTAACGTGTCCGATATATTCATACCGTCATTCTTTGGGTTTAAAACCGCTCTATATTTAACGGCAGGATGTACTTCGTGATTCTTTAAATGTTTTAAAAGAATAGCATCATTTGGGGATAATTGTTTAATTATTTCAACAAATGAATGGTGGGTTAATGAGTTTTTTCTGTCATCCATAGATGATGCTATTAGTTTTGCGAACATATTACTTAAAGTTTTTTCACTAATGTAAAACTTTGAAGCTTCTAGAGCAGGACCTAGAAGAGAAAATTGTGGTTCTTGTAAATTATTTTCAGGTACAGAAGATATTTCTTTTTTAAATTGTTCTTTGAATTTTTCAAATTCTACTTCTCTTTGATAAATAACTTTATCCACATAAAGGTGGAATTTCCCAAAGACAAGTTCCCAAGTTTTAGAGAATGTTTCTACAGGCCCTTTTGATGCGCCTTCAATAATTTTATCAATACCTTTACCTAAAATAGGATCCATAATTATTCACCCCCAATCTAACGCAATAGCGATAACAAAATTATACCAGAAAGGAGATAACGAAATGGCAACATTTAGAACGATAAAAGAAAGTGGCGATTTTGTAACTGTGCATAAATCTTTTGTGTTCGATAGTAATTTAAGTGCTAAAGCTAAAGGGATATTATTGTATTTCCTAAGTCGTCCTGACAATTGGCAAATATACACGTCAGAAGTAGTTAAACATATGAATGATGGACAAAAATCAATCAATAGTGGCGTTCAAGAACTTATGGATAATAAATATGTTCACAGAATACAAAAAAGAGCTGAAAACGGTGTGTTTAAAGGTTTTGAATACTTAGTTTACGAAAAACCAACCGAAATGCCATTTTCGGCAAACGGATTATCGGCAAACGGGTTTTCGGAAAACGGAAAAACGGAAAACCGAAAAGGGCGTACTACTAATAATAATAGTACTAATAATGATTTAACTAATAATAACAATACTAATAATGATGGAAGTATATTGTCGGGCAACCCGACTGTGTATTCCATTCCCTATAAAGAAATTATCGAATACTTAAACAAAAAAACAGGAAAGCATTTTAAACACAATACAGCTAAATCAAAAGATTTTATTAAAGCAAGATGGAATCAAGATTTTAGGTTGGAGGATTTTAAAAAGGTGATTGATATCAAAACAGCTGAGTGGCTAAACACGGATAGCGATAAATACCTTAGACCAGAAACACTTTTTGGCAATAAATTTGAGGGGTACCTCAATCAAAAAGCACAACCAACTGGCATAGATCAATTGGAACGCATGAAGTACGACGAAAGTTATTGGGATTAGGGGGATATTATGAAACCACTATTCAGCGAAAAGATAAACGAAAGCTTGAAAAAATATCAACCTACTCATGTCGAAAAAGGATTGAAATGTGAGAGATGTGGAAGTGAATACGACTTATATAAGTTTGCTCCTACTAAAAAACACCCGAATGGTTACGAGTATAAAGACGGTTGCAAATGTGAAATCTATGAGGAATATAAGCGAAACAAGCAACGGAAGATAAACAACATATTCAATCAATCAAACGTTAATCCGTCTTTAAGAGATGCAACAGTCAAAAACTACAAGCCACAAAATGAAAAACAAGTACACGCTAAACAAACAGCAATAGAGTACGTACAAGGCTTCTCTACAAAAGAACCAAAATCATTAATATTGCAAGGTTCATACGGAACTGGTAAAAGCCACCTAGCATACGCTATCGCAAAAGCAGTCAAAGCTAAAGGGCATACGGTTGCTTTTATGCATATACCAATGTTGATGGATCGTATCAAAGCGACATACAACAAAAATGCAGTTGAAACTACAGACGAGCTAGTCAGATTGCTAAGTGATATTGATTTACTTGTACTAGATGATATGGGTGTAGAAAACACAGAGCACACTTTAAATAAACTTTTCAGCATTGTTGATAACAGAGTAGGTAAAAACAACATCTTTACAACTAACTTTAGTGATAAAGAACTAAATCAAAATATGAACTGGCAACGTATCAATTCAAGAATGAAACACAATGCGAGAAAAGTAAGAGTAATCGGAGAC